AGGTGAGTGGAATCAATGTATTACTTTAGACCATAGTGGTAGAACTTCTAAGAAGATTGTGATAGAATACGATATAGAAACTACTAAATAAATTTTTATAAAAAAGCATGACCGACCTTAAGAATTTTACAGTATATTCCCGTGAAGGTTGCCCTTATTGCACCAAGATTCAACAGGTATTACAGCTCGCAGAATTAAGGCATGTTATATATAAACTTGATCGGGACTTCGACCGTGATAGTTTTTATCAACAATTCGGTCCAGGTTCTACCTTCCCTCAAGTAGTTTTAAATGGCGATAATCTGGGGGGTTGTTCTGAAACTGTAAAATACCTCCAGGAAAATAAATTAGTCTAATGAGAGACGATTTTGACAATGTATATGATTTGATAGAACATGCCATTGAGTATGCTTTTGAAGGAAAATTAACCCTTAAGTTTTACGAATTTTTAAAGTATCGTAAGACAACCAAGGCAGAGGTTGATGCTTTCCTTCATAGTTCTACTGCAAAGGAACTTGCTGATGAAGTATTAGAACTCAAAGAATATATTAAAGGAGGACGTGATAGTAATCATCAGCAATTGCGTGAGGCATATGGACACATCCCCAAACCTCAAGCAAGAAAAATAATGACATATCTGGGTAATATTCTTGAGGATGCAGTGAGGTATCAGCATGACCGAAGACCAGGAAGACGAAAAAAAGGTTCTAAATAATGACAAACCTGAAATTAATAAGGGTGTTGAATTATTATTAAGAAATAGGAGGAGGAAACAGGAGCAGCCTAAGACTTTTCAGGTAAAGTTCGGAAATCTATTTTCTTTTTTGAATAGAGAAATTGTTTTCCATTTTAATTTTTATCTGGATATTAAAAAAAAATAATTTTTCTGGAGGAATGACATGGAAACGACCATTATAACATTAACTTTGACAACCGTAGTTTCATTTCTTGCATTATTGGTGGGAGGTATGATAGGATGGTTAGCAAGACAGCATTCTTATGAAGCAGCATACGTTGCTGCTTATACACATCCAGAGATGTTTGACGAAAATGGGAATGTAATTCCTGATGAAATTGTAGCAGTTCGATTTGAAAACGAAAATGACACAGACACCGAAGAAGACGACGACTAGAAAAACTAGGGAGACTAGGCCAAGGGTTAAGTTACCACCCAATCCTTTTATCCATGAGATTTTAGATCTTGTTGAGGAACAAAAGACAAAGGCAAAGAAGATAGAGATTCTTAAAGAGTATGAAACTCCTGCATTGAAGAGTATCTTTATTTGGAATTTTGATCCTAGTGTGGTTTCTTTAATCCCTGAAGGTGAGGTTCCTTATAATAAAAATGATGTTCCTGTAGGGACGGATCATACTTCTTTGCGAAGAGAATTTAAACAGATGTATCATTTCGTGAAGGGTGGTAACGATCAACTCTCTTCTCTCCGTCGAGAATCTATGTTTATTCAGATGCTTGAAGGACTTCATCCCGATGAAGCAGATATTCTATGTCTTGTAAAGGATGGTCAATTGAATAAGAAGTATAAGCTTACTCGTGAGATTGTAGAGACTGCTTATCCCGACATCATATGGGGAGGACGTTCATGAGTATTAATGTAGGTGGAAAACATATTAAGAGGGAAGAGGAAGAGATGACAGAGAAGCAAGAGGCAGAGGAGAAGGAAGTATCCGGAGTGGATCCTGCATCCTACTCCTGTCAAGTTCTTTTAGAGAATACAACTCTGGAGAAAGCTAATGATAAATCTCTTCCTACGGATGGGTTTCTTGTATGGTATAATGTAGATGGGAATGAGTTGTTAGATGTAACTCGTTCAGGGAAACAGGTGAATATTTTTGATATGTATTATGATAAGTATGGAAAAGATTTAAAGAGGATTGAATGGGGATTTGGGACTATAAATCCATTGCAATGGGGATATAGGAAGCCAGAGAAAAAGAGGAGGAGAAAGGCATGAAGGGGAACGAAGATGCGTTAAGAGCTCAAATAAATGCACTCATACGAGATGAAATTCAAGAGACAGTAAATGAGTACATAGAGGATAACGAGGATAAAGCGGAAGAAAAGGACTCCCCCTTTGGTTTCGCTGCTCAAACTATGGATTCAAAATTTGCGAAGGAGCAGGAAGAGAAAGAACTAAAAGTTAATATTCCTAATGATGAGGTAGATAAAATTCTGAAAGAATATAAGAAAATTAAAAGGCGACAGAAATCTAATATTAATCAAATAAAAAAACTTGGTTTAGTTGATAAACACGGGAGACCGTTGAATGAATCCTGACGACATTACTTTACTCAATACTACACAACAGTTTGAGTATGAGAAATTCTCAAGGGAAATTGATTTGTGTGAAAACGTAGATGAACTTAGACAGATGTGTAAGTTTCTGATAAAATTGGAGATGCAAACGAGAGCAAATTATAGTGTTATGATTCAAGACTTGCTTCCAGATATGTCTATTCCCACTGATAAATAAGGAAACGCAATTTTATTATGCAGGATCTCGCTAAGATAGATACTCAGGGGATGAGTGGTCCTGCAATGTCCCCTGAGGATGCAGTGAAGGCACCTCAGAAAGAGCATCTACCTATGGAGATTAGACCCCGTAGGTTATTTACTCCAGAGTATGCAAAGGAGATGAAGATATTAATCAATGAAGTTTTAGATGAGCGTGAACATAAGAAGAGACTAGCAGGAGCATATGATGATGTGAAACCATTACCTCCCTCATATTTTGACACAGATCACTTTAAGTATCGTGTTGGAGGAGAGGAACCACCTTATGAGGATTGGAGCCAATGAGAATAGGAGTTATGTGTTCTGGTAATGGAACAAACTTTGAAAATATTGTTCGCACCTGTAGGGAAGATGAAGTTGTTGTGATGGTACATAACAAGAAGAAGTGTGGTGCGGCTAAGAGAGCAAGTAAATTAGGTATACCACATACTCAGATTAGTAGTAAGAGTGAAGATACTATTATTCAGATCATGCAAGCTTGGAAGGTGGATCTTATTGTTCTTGCTGGATGGATGAGAATAGTAACACCTAAGTTAATCACTGCATTTCCAAATAGGATTATAAATCTACATCCATCAATGCTTCCTAAGTATAAGGGGTTACATGCTATTGAAAGAGCACTAGATAGTGGTGATGAAATGACTGGTGTTAGTGTCCATTTTGTAAATGAAGAATTGGATGGTGGTGAAGTTATATTACAATCAGAAGTTCCTATTCTTCCTGGTGATGACCTAGAGACATTAACCAAAGCAATACAAAGACGAGAGTATTATCTTTTACCCAAGGCAATAGAATATGTTAAGCAAGGATTACCGGTTGCGAGTCACTGAGATTGCTTGTAAGGTAAAACTTAGACGCGAAGTGAGTTTAGCAGAGAGAATCTGGATGAATAAATTAATCGAACATAATACTCAGGCAAGAGGGATTGTGGAGAGGATAATGTGTCCATATAAATTAGAAGATATGTAAAAACTGTATCGCATTTACACAACTGCTTGACTAAATAAAGTAACTGTGTTAGTATTAGCACATACGTTCAGCCCATATGGGCCGCAAGTAAGTCACGGAACGGATTTCGTTCAACCCTTCGGGGTCGCAAATGACTAAAGGAACGGACCTTAAAATCCAACTACTTTAGGAGTATCAACATGGCACAAGTCACTTACCGTGGTATCAAGTATGATACCAATGACAGCAAGTCCTGTCAGAAGCAAGTCTCTGAATTAACTTACAGAGGCATCAAGCATACAGAGTCAAAAACTGTGTGTGCGAAGTGAACTAAGTCTTACTTGGACTAATATCAAAGGGGGTTTACATACCCCCTTTTTTAATATATAATAGAACTACGAATAGGTTGAAATGTTACACATGAGAGAACAATTATTATCTGCCTTTAAAGCCCATGCACAAGGTGAGATTGCTAAACATAAAGCAAATGTTAGTGTGTTTTTAGAGCATCCTACTGGGGTGGGTGATCATCCTGATGTTCTTGAAACAATACAAGGAGAAATAGATAAGATTGCAAGGTATGATGATCAGTTACAAGTAATTGATAAGTATTTCAAGAGTAATGGATAAGGAAAGATTGAAATTAATTGTAAGGAATCTTAAACAATTAGTAGACGCATTAGAATCTGAAGTGCATTCAGATCTTGATGCTTATAAGTATGATACCTATACACAATTAACTCCAAGAGTAAATGATTACGATGAGGTCTTTGATGACGACGATGGATACACCGATTAAATTGGTAAGTGCTACTCCGGATGCAGAGAAGCATATGGCATATGTTGCTCGTGTTAGCAACCCTACGAACCAAGACAATAAAAAGTTTGCGGGTCTCTTAAAGTATTGTATTGAGCACGGCCATTGGAGTGTCTTTGAGCAAGCATTTATGACTGTGGAGATCAATACTACTAGAGGATTGGCAGCACAGATTCTTCGTCACAGATCTTTTACCTTTCAAGAGTTCTCTCAGCGGTATGCAGAGGCTAATCTGTTGAGTGAAAAGATTCCCCTTCCTCATCTTCGTCGGCAAGATAAAAAGAACCGTCAAAATTCTACTGATGATGTGGATGAGTGGGTAGTTAAGAAGTATGAGATGTTGATGGAAGAACACTTTAGGAATTCTATGGATCTTTATAATAAGATGCTTGATGATGGGATTGCTAAAGAGTGTGCGCGATTTGTATTACCTCTTTCTACACCTACTCGTTTGTATATGACTGGTAGTGTAAGGTCCTGGGTTCATTATATTGATCTTAGGTCAGCTCATGGAACACAGAAGGAGCACATGGATGTAGCAGAAGGAGTTCGTCAGATTTTTGTAGAACAATTTCCTACTGTCTCCGAAGCCCTTAGTTGGGTCTAAATAAAAACACATAACTTTATATTGAAATGCCAACTTACCCATTGATTAATTTAAAAACTAAAGAGAAGAAAGAACTTTCCATGACAATGGCCGCTTATGATGAGTGGAGAAATGATCCTGAGAATGTTGATTGGGATAAAGATTGGTTAGCAGGTGTTGCTGGCATTGGAGAAGTAGGAGAAGTATATGATAAACTGAAGAAACACCATCCCGGATGGAACGATGTCCTCCATAAAGCATCGAAAGCTCCTGGATCTAGAGTAAAACCCCTGTAACTTATGCCCAGAAAGAAAAAAGCAGATCAACCGATTGGTGTTGGCTTAACGGTCAAGCAGATGAAGAGAAAGAAACCTATTAACGCTGATATGTTGAGAGACATTGAGGCTCTCACTCCTAATCAACAAAAGTTATTTGATGCTTATGCTTCAAATAATAATCTGGTAGCATATGGTTGTGCAGGTACGGGTAAAACATTTATCACACTCTGCAACGCCCTCAAAGATGTCCTGGACCAAGAAACTCCTTACGAGAAAATATATATTGTTAGGTCTCTTGTTGCTACTAGGGAAATTGGCTTCCTTCCTGGTGATCATGAAGATAAGTCCACACTTTATCAAATACCTTACAAGCATATGGTGAAATATATGTTTGAGATGCCAACTGAGGCAGACTTTGAGATGTTGTATGGAAATTTGAAAGCACAGGATACTATTGATTTCTGGAGCACCTCATTCATTAGAGGAACTACTTTTGATAAGACTATTGTTATAGTAGATGAATTTCAAAACTTAAACTATCATGAACTTGATAGTATAATGACACGAATTGGTGAACAATCTAAGATTATGTTCTGTGGAGATGCTACTCAGTCTGATTTGGTTAAACAGAATGAGAGGAATGGTATCATTGATTTCATGAGAATTCTTAGGTTAATGCCATCGGTAGATGTCATTGAATTTGGAGTGGAGGATATTGTTCGCTCTGGATTAGTCAAAGAATATATTTTGGCTAAATTGGAATTGAATATATGATTCATGTTTGTGATAATTTCTTTGAAGATCCATTTGAAATTAGAGAGGTAGCATTACAGTCAAAGTATAATTGCAACACAGATAATAATACTTCTTGGCCTGGATTTAGATGCTCTACTATTCCTGAGTCAATTACAGACCCTGTTCTTTCAGCTGCTCAACACTATACTCAGAATCCATCTTTAAAATTAGGTGTTCCTTCATCGTTTCAATACGTAACAGGTGATTGTAAAGATGGAGTTTTTCATACAGATGGGTCGGCTTTATATAGCTGTATGGTTTATCTGTCTTTATATTCTCCTAAAAATTCAGGGACTGAGATATGTGATTCTGATTTAGAAGATTGGGATAATATTATACCTTCGGATATGACTCGTATAAAAAGGGAATTTTATGAAGACCCTAAAAATTTGCTAAAAGCGAATAAGTTTGATAGAATAAAGAATAAAATCAATTCACACTTTAATCCAATAGCAAAGATTCCTAATAAGTTTAATCGATTTATACTTTTCCCAGGTAATAGTTTTCATCGAGCACAGAATTATTTTGGAACATCTATTGAAGATGCAAGATTGATTTTAATATCTTTTTTAAATACATGACTTTTATTTGTGAAAATCATTTAGGTGATTTGGAACTAGATAAGAAAGAAACTCCTGGGTGTAGGTTATATAAACTACCTGATGGTCAGTGGGTTCCTTCTATTACTTCAGTAACATCTTTTTATAACCGACAGATCTTTATTGATTGGCGTAAGCGAATTGGTATAGAGGAAGCAAATCGTATTACAAAGAAGGCGACTACCCGTGGCACAGATTTTCACGAAGCTGCTCAAGCATATTTGGAAAATAGAGATTTGGTCTGGGAGGATTTCCTTCCTGCTACTAAGTTTATGTTTCATCATGCTAAGCCATATCTGGACAAGATAAATAACATACACGCTATAGAAAGAACTTTATACTCTGAATACCTAGGTCTTGCGGGTAGAGTTGATTGTATTGCGGAGTATGAAGGAGAGTTAGCGGTAATAGATTTCAAAACATCTGAGAAGATTAAACCTGAGAAGTGGATGGAAAACTATTTCGTTCAGGAGACCTTCTATGCTGCTGCTTACTATGAATTGACTGGAATTCCTGTTAAGAAATTAATTACCCTGATGGTAACACCTGGGGGCGATGTAAAAGTATTTGACAAAAGGAACAAAGGGGATTATATTAAGTTATTAGTGAGATATATTAAAGAATTTGTATCTAACAGTACTGGGTCACAGAATGCCGAAAGATGAACTAGAAAAAGTAATGGAGAGCAAGTTCTTTTGCCCTTCTAGATTTGCTCAGGAAATAGAATCGTTGGTTCATAATAGCACTGCAACTATGAGTTATATTGATGCTATCATTCATTTTTGTGAGCAAAATAATATTGATGTAGAAGCAGTCCCCAAACTTATATCTAAACCATTGAAGGAGAAGATTAAGTATGAAGCATCAGAACTTAACTTCCTTAAGCGTAGTTCCCGTGCAAAACTTCCTCTCTGAGGGAAATTCAACTTTTTATTCCAAATATCGGGGCAAAAAATCTCCGGAATTTTTTCACTCTATTACCTTTTGACATGAATAAAGATATCCTAGCGATGAAAAGATTGGAGGAGAACTGTCCGGTAATGGTGACCGACATTCCTTCCCAGATTATGAGAGAGATTGATGAGTGGGTAAAGGAAAGTAAGCAAATTAAGAATAGTCCATTAGCAGAATTGAAAGCCCATGAGAATGTAGGGTATCTTGCTATGGATGGGAAGCAACATAATTCATATCAATGTTCTATTTCTCCTCATTTAATTGATCAATCTTTTTGGTTAGCATGG